TGCTACTGTTGATCTTACAAATTTAAGTGCAAGTAATTTAACATCTGGAACTATTCCTGATGCAAGATTTCCTGCAACTTTACCAGCAGTTAGTGGTGCAAATTTAACTAACCTTCCTCAAAGTCCTTACAACATATCAATAAACACACTGTCTAGCTCTAGTGGTTCTGGCGGTGGTAGTGCAACCTTTAATGGTTCTGCTACAAGATTTACATTATCTAACGCAGGAACAAATGCTCAAGCACATATTGTTAGCGTCAATGGAGTCATTCAGAAACCTAACTCAGGAACCAGTCCAAGCGAAGGATTTGCTATTGACGGCAATGACATTATATTTGCCTCCGCTCCTGCTAGTGGTGCTGACTTCTTTATTCTCACCATCGGAAACACCATAGGTGTTGGAACTCCAAGTGACAACACAGTTACAGCAGCCAAGATAACTAGTGGAGCTGTAGAGCAGGCAAAGGTAGCAGGCGAAGCAATAAATGAAAGTAAATTACAAGTAAGTAATGCACCTACAAATGGTTACTACTTACAAGCTCAATCTGGTAATGCCGGTGGAATGACATGGGCAGAGGTCGAAGCTGGAGCGAAGCATGATATATTTTGGGAAAACGGACAAACAGTTAGCAGTAACTACACCATAACTAATGGTAAAAATGCTATGTCTGCTGGACCTATAACAATTAACAATGGTATCGCTGTAACAATCGGTACTGGAGAAAACTGGACAATCGTATAAATTATGCCTATAACATTAAACGGGTCTGGCACAGTATCCGGTATATCGGCTGGTGGTTTACCAGACGGAATCATACAAAGTGCCGATTTAGCATCAGGAGTTGGTGGTAAAATTCTTCAAGTTGCTAATACTACTTTTAATAGCAGAGCTAGTCTCTCTATAACAAATCAATATGCTAATAATAGTTCTAATATTTACTATGTTACAGGTATTGATACTACTGTTACAACAACTCAAGCTAACTCAAAATTGTTAATTAGCGGTTCTCTTTCTGGTGAATTTAGTAATAGAGAAGATTTTTTTGGCTATGTAATTAGTTCAACTATTAGCGGAACAACTGCTCCTATTGATGCGTTAAGGGCTTCAACTGATAGTAAAACAAATAGACCACGCTATACATTTGTACCTAGTATTTCTTATATCGCAAACAACAACGATTCAACTCCTAACACAACTCCGTTTTCTAATTATTTGTATGCACCAGCCCAATCAAGTGGTACAGCAATAACAATAAGGTTAGGTGTAGCTTGTCATACAGGTGGTTCTGAAACTCTTTACATCAACCAAACTGTTAACACATCAACTAATCACTCTGATTACGAACATACAATTAGTCACATGACAGTTATGGAGGTAGCAGCATGAGTCAATTAAAATTAACCGCAGACAGCGGTGGAGGTACAGTTGCTATCAAAGGACCAGCTAGTACAACTGGTAATGCAGCTATTGAATTAACTGTACCTGGGTCTAGCAATGCAACATTGTTAACATCCTCAACAAACATAGGTAAAGTTCTTCAATATAAAGTTGCTCAAAAAAATGATACAGCTTCATCGGCAGCAACAACGATGGTTGAGATTAGTCCTGACTTAAGAATAACAATTACACCTACATCTGCCTCAAGTTTAATCGTAATACAAGCACAACTTAGCTATATGAGTTACGGAAACTATGGATGTGCAGCAATGATAAAAAAAAATACAGCAAGTGATTTTTCAGGAACTACATCAAACGTATATCAACCAGCAATATTTACTCAATCAACACATGGAAATGCTATTAACTATGCGTATACTACGGGTTACATGCAATCCACACCTATACAAGTATATGAAACTGCTGGTGACACAGCAGCTAGAACTTATAGCCCTTTCTATACAGCTAGTTCAACAAGCACAGTATATCTAAATCAATATGGTACAGGATATAGGGCAACTTCAACGATGGTTGTTATGGAGGTAGCAGCATAATGGCAACTTTAAACGCAACAAATTTAAAACACGCTTCCTCTGGTTCTAATAATATTGTTTTAGCTGCTGACGGAAGTACAACTATATCTAACTTGTCAGGTGGTGTAGGTAAAATTCTTCAAGTGGTTACTAATATAAAAAAAGATGTAAGTTCTTTTGCCACAAGTGGTAGTTTTGCTGCTTCAGGAATGAGTGTAACAATAACACCTCAATCAGCATCAAATAAATTATTAGTTATGGCAAATCTTTCAATAGGTAATTCTGCAAATAATTCAACACAATGGAAACTGTATAGAGGTACATCAGAAATAACTGCTGCTAATAACACAGGAGTAACTAATGGATCTTTTTTGTGGATATATACCCACTCTAGCAGTGCCACATATTCGATGCTAATTGGTAGTGGTGTTTATGAACATGATATACAAGATACAAACTCACATGAGATAAATCTTTATGTTAACAGCTTTGACTCTACTGCATATCTTAATAGAAGAGGTTATGGAACAAGTTATGGGGGAACTTCAAGTTTAGTTGTTATGGAGGTAGCAGCATAGAACTGCCCACCATAGTAATTCCACCAGTAGAAAATATAGAAACAATATCTATACCTTTACCAACAGCAGACGTACCTTTTTATATACCTTTAGTCGTTCCACCTAGCGACTTAAGACAACCAGATGGTGTACAAGCTGAAGCAACAGAAGAAACAGATACAGGTATAAGGAATGTAAATATACCAATAATAGATTTTCAAGTACCTTTACCTGAAAACGAAATACTTATAACGGCTTCTACAACAGCAGTCGTTTCCGTAGCTGCAACCCTAACTGCAACAGCAGCTTTTAAATGGGTTGTTACAGCATTGAAACCAATACTTAAAACAGCATGGAAGAAGTTAAGTCCGAAAAGCCAAAAGGCTTAATAGGCAAATTAAAAGACATAGGTGAAGAAAAGGAGCATCAACTAGAAGTCCTCGGAACTTTAGTTAGACTGGGCGTTGTTGTTTGGTCTGGTTTCATAATTACGATGAATTACGTTGATATACCTATGGTTAAAAAATCTGGTAACTCAGATATCACTTTCGTAGCCAGCGTTTTTACGGGCGCGTTGGCAACATTCGGTTTGACTACTGGCAAGAATGGCGGTAGCAAACCACCTCAATGTCCGATGAAAGACAAACCAAAAGCATGAAAAAACTAATCTTGCTTTTAGCTCTGTTATCACCCAGCATAGCTAGAGCCAACACTGTTACTCCCCAGTTCACAACAGGGAGTATGAACTCTACGACTACTACAACTCAAACTATCGTGGAGACAGAACAGGTCCAAGTTTTCGGTGCAGCCCTAAACACTTGGTCAGGTACAAATATCACAGCATCAGCAAGTGCTGGTATAGCTGGTGGTGATGCAGTATTCACAGTTACTGACACAACATTACCGTGGTCACTAGAAACAACAACAAGAGCAGCAGGCATAGTAGAGCAGCGCGACTACACTCGCAATTACACCATAAACTCTACTACTACTTCGCTCTCTGTATTCTCTCAATAAGTCCAGTACTGGCTGAAGGAGACACAAATAATAATAGTAATCCTGTGGCAGCAGCCACGGGAAATGTAACCAATCAAGCAGTGCAATTTCAGAATAATGGAGCACCAAGTCGTCAATCTTTTGGTAATAACATTTCATGCAATGGAAGCACGATGACTTTTTCTCCTTTTTATATGGGAAATGATACTGAACCACAGACAGAAGATGGTTACGTCATATCAGAGAACTGGGGGTTTCAAATAAACTTTTCAGTTCCTTTAAATAGAGATCTGACAAAACAATGCGAACGTATGGCAGAAAGTCAGATACAAAAAAATAAGCTCGATTTCGAGCTCGTACGTGCACTTAAATGTGCCGAGCTCCAACAAAAGGGCTTTACCCTGCTACCCGGATCACGTGTATATCACCTTTGTTCCGACGTAGTACCTATCCAATCATTAATAAAGAAAGATGTTAGCAATCGTTAAACCATTCGTGCTATCTGCACTTAAGCAACCAAAATTTAAACTTTTTGTAATTGAACTATTAGAAAAGTTAGTTGAGCAGACAGACAACAATTTAGATGATAAAGCAGTAGCAATAGTCAAGAAAGGTCTAGGTCTCTAATGGCTAACGTCAGTTTAAAAATCGGCAAACACAAAAGTCGTACTGGCGGACTTACCAAAGCTGGTAGAGAAAAATACAACAGAGCTACAGGCTCAAATTTAAAAGCACCACAACCCGGTGGTGGTCCTCGCAAAAGATCATTTTGTGCCCGTATGTCAGGTGTAAAAGGACCAATGAAAAAACCAAACGGCAAGCCTACTCGTAAGGCTTTAGCCCTACGCAAATGGAAATGTTAATCAATGGCACACAAAGGAAAAGGATCCTGTGGATCTAAAGGCAAAGGTGGAAAGAAGGGGTATAGATAATGGCTAAACGCGGACTCTATGCAAACATCCACGCCAAACGTCTAAGAATCAAAAAAGGTTCTGGCGAATCAATGAGAAAACCCGGAGCTAAAGGTGCTCCTACTGCTGCAAACTTTAAACGTGCTGCTAAGACAGCTAAAAGATAATGGCAGCAAATAACATTATCAAAGTTAAAACCACTAGATTTCCTGACTATATCTACAACCAAGATAAAGAAAGATATAAAGACAAAAAAAATATGATCTTAAAAATCAGGAAAGCATTAAAGAAAAAGAAAAAGCGTAACGCATGAAAAAAAAAGCAACCGAAGATCAATTCAACGAGTTGCATAACTTAGTTACTAAGGAGTTCCTCGCTCGCATCAAAGCAGGCGAGGCAACTACTCAAGACTTAAAGGCAGCCTGCGATTGGTTAAAAGCTAATGATATTAGCGGTGTTGCTTATGACGGAAACCCTCTGTCAAAGCTTGCACAGGTTATGCCAACTGTTGATCCAGAATTAGTACAGGCGAAACTCTATGGCAGAAACAGCTAGTTACTACCGATCCAACCCAAAAGCTAGAGCAAAAAGACTCAAGCAACAAAAAAGATACAACAAAACTAAAAAGGGCTTAGCCCTGCGTGTAAATGCAAATCGACTTAATCGACAACTTGGTACGTACGGAAACGGCGACGGTAAAGACGCTGCTCACTACGAAGGTAGTACTACCAAAGGAAGATTACAGAAACCATCTGAAAACAGAAAAAGCCGACTCAAAATACGTAAATGACCCCTCTATTACCTAGTCCAAAACATTACTTACACAATTTAATAACCATGACAAGTTCAGATTCTAAAAGGCTCTGGAGAAGAGCCGTTAAAGAGCACTTCAACTGTACATGCGTTTATTGCGGAAAGACCTATGAATTTAAAGAACTTACACTCGATCATGTCAAACCTCGTAGCAAAGGAGGACAAGATCTTACAACAAATGTTGTCTGTGCGTGCAGGCAATGCAATGCGGACAAAGGTAGTAGTCATTGGCTTGGATGGATGCGAAAAGCATTTGGATTTCAGCCACTGCGAGAGTTAATTATCCAACAACATATAAATTAAGATGGCACTTAAACGTCCACATCCAAAAAATTATGCCATGTACGATGCTAAAGGAAAAGCAAAGTACCAAGCTGATTTAAAAAAATATCTTGCTGATAAGAAAGCAGCAGATGCTAAAAAAGCAGCAACTAAAAAACCTGCTGCTAAAAAACCTGTAGCTAAGAAACCCGTAGCTAAGAAACCAGTTACAAAGAAACCAGTTACAAAGAAACCAGTTACAAAGAAACCTGTAGCTAAAAAGCCTGTAGCTAAAAAGCCTGTAGCTAAAAAACCTGCACCAAAGAAAACAGCTAATAATTTAAAAATTAAAAAAGCTACTAATACTGCTGTTAAAACTACTAAGCAAGCTATCAAGAAAGCTACACCTGTAGTTAAGAAAGCTGCTAAAACAGTTGCTAAGAAAGCTGGTGAAGCTAAACAAGCAGTAGGTAAAAAAGTTAATCAAGTTAAAAAGTTTGTTAGCAAAGAATCACCTGTTAAAAAACCTACAACAACTGGACAAAAACTTGTATCTGGAGCAAATCAGGGTATTAAAAAGACCGCTAGAGGTGTTGGTAGAAACTTAAAAGCTGCCGGTATAAGAATCGGTAGAGGTCTTAAGAGAGATCCTAAGTCACTATTAAAAGGTGCAAAAGGAGCTGGTCTTTCATATTTAGCAGAAGCTGGTACTAAAGCAGCAATAAATAGAGCTTTTAAACCTAAAGGCATGAAGC